GACTGACTTAGAGAACCTGCCAAGCGTGGCGCTAGTGGCACCGGCACCGATTGTAGTTATTGATGACTGCAACCAGTTCTTTACGCTATTCCAAGGTAAACACGCGCTAGATAAAGACCAGTTCACTGTCTATAAAACTATCGCCAACACCTTTAACACTTTAGTAGAGAAGCTTACCTCTAAGGATACTAACCAGAATTACTATGTTTTCGCCCACATTGACCGCGAGGATAACGGCAGGCGTAAGTTCAAGACTACCGGTAAGTTTATTGGTGACAATTTACAGCCGGAAAGCCTGACTAACGTGGTGCTGGAAACGGTATATGATGATACCGAGAGCGAGATTAAAGACCGCTATAAGTTTGCGGTACACCGCACCGAGAGTTCCAGTCCGGTTAAAACGCCAGAGGGTATGTTTAAAGAGGATATGGTCCCGAACGACCTGAAACTCATAGATACTACAATTCGTAACTACTATAAGAAAGGATAAGGCAATGAGAAATCTTTTATGGATAGGTGCCGCAGTAGTGGCAACCTTAGCCGTCGTAGCTTTTAGCAAAGGACCGACAACTAACGCCGTACCGCTAAGCCAACAAGAAACGCCAGCCGCTTGGTGCATACGACACCTTGCAGACGGCTGTGATCTTAGGCTATTACCAAATAATAATTAAGGAGAAGTAAATGGCAAACTTTTTAGATGACGTATTAGACGACGTAGGCAAAGAGCCTAGCATGACCAGGGGCTTTACGCCTGGGGCGCATACTGTGACAATCGGACTGGCTGAGGGCGCTAAGGACAGCAAAGACCGTGACATTATTCGGGTTACAGTTATCGGTGAGAACGAAGAAGAAGGCGAAGCAACGCTCTGGCTACATACTGAGGGCGGCGCGAAAATGGCTGTTACTAAGGTGCTTGGCATTTTGGTTCATAACGTAGCTGAGGATAAAAAGTCCACTATTTCAGATTTTGGCAAGCGGGTGTTCGCTAACGTCAAAGCGCCTATGGACACTAAGGACCACCTGCTGAAGATCCTGAACGAGAAATTGATTGGCAAAGAAGCATTTATCTATGCCGAACCGCAAGAGAAATACGATACTACCAAGTACGTTGACCTGTGGCATTACGACCAGGGTAATCGTGCGCCTAAACAGGATGAAGCGAGTAAGGTAGCTGAAATTACGGGGGGTGTAAAGACTGATGAGCCAGTCGCAGACAACCTCTTTGACTAAGAACTATACGTTCAGCAAAGCTGGCATTACGCTGACCTGTCCGGTTTGTCAAACGACGGCAACGTACCAAATCGGGCAGTTAGACAGGGAGCTGTGGAAGCGGGACGAGTACACTAGAGGTAAATGGTACTGCGCGGATTGCCACTCGAAGCGGGTATATCGAGTTACCACACCGCCTACGCTTGGATCTTTTCCTAGCTTGCAATCCACGCAAGACGACATAGGTAAATTTTTGGAGATGATATGACAAACAATCAATTAAAAGAACTAGTTACTTTTACCGCTAACGGCATAAACGCCCATATACCGGCTGACGATGACAAGGTGTCCAAGTCTACTGCCGTGTTCGTTATCGAAATGACCCAGGCATTAATTAATAAGTTGAAGCAAAATATAGGCAGCTAAGGAGCAACATGGAAAAATTTAATCATAAGAACCCTGAACACTGGTTAAGGTTACCGCTGGAAATAGGGTCATGCGTACTAAGCGAGCTTCTCAGACCGATAGGCGAAGCTAAGTACTTATATACGCAAGCACAAGCCGTAAGAAGAATGGTGGCTGAGACCGTTTACGAGCAGGAGGATATGAAACCACTATGAGCGACTTAGACGATAAGCTCCGAGACATTCTCGATAGGCTTGAAGATGCTGGTGTTGGAAGCTTAGCGTATCAAGAAGGCTATCGAGATAAAGAGCCTGAACCTTACAGCATTGATGAAGCCATAGTTCAAATTAAACAAGCGTTCGCTGAGTCACATACCATTAACGGTTTAGACTTTGCTAATGCATCCAAATATTTAGGACTTATGACCGGACAGGAATGGTACGAACGGTTTGAAAAGGAACTCAGGGACTTAGTATCACGAGGTGACGGTGAAACATTCATGGGCTGGGATTGTGGAGAAGTACGGGAAGCTGCTAAACGTGCAGCAGGACTTACGGAGGAACTTTAGTTATGAGCAAAAAAATATTTACTGCAGGAGACGGCGAAAAGTACGAGCTAATGTCGGATTTCAGAGACAGGGACGGTACTAAGGGTTATATCATCATGCCCCTAGCTCCAGAAGCGGAGAAAAAGTACACGTTTCACCTAAACTTCGGTACAGACGGTAGCGATGAACAGCACACAGCATATCTACCTATAAGTCAGATTACAGAATATACATTGGCTCAAGGCGAAGCCATAGCAGAAGCCATTAAAGCAACCTTAGAGCTGATTACTACGCCATATGATAGTGATAAGACGAAGATTGAAGCAGGCACTTTGTTTGTTTTGAATGAAGCCCGTAAAGCTTTTATGAAAGATAGGGGTAGGGATATGAAACCCCAACAATCCAAACTAGATGAAATATTAGCTAGATTACATGAACTACACTTTTCTACAGGTGAAGATGATGATTATAAGCCTATGACACGAGAGGAAGCCAAGAAGCTAATAAAGTCACTGTTTTTAGAGATAGTAAATAGCTCAAGCTCAAGTTGGGACGCAATAACTAATTTGCGAGAAATTAAAGCTAGAATTGAGGAGCTATAATGCCTGACTTACCCGAAGAAAAAAGGGGCGGATTGGTAACGCCCGATAAGACTGATGAGCCCAAGGACACCAAGTCGTTACCTCGGTGCTGGCGCTGTAAGAAGCCGATAAACTACGCACCTGACCATGAGTTCTGCGTATATGTTGATGCGCCTTATGGTGATGAACATCCCCACCATGTTTCCAAAGAACATATGCCCAAACAGAAGCCTATAACTAATCATCTTGCCCCTGAATACGCCAAACCACCCACAGTTCATTTGAGACCCCACTTTAACGATGATGCAGTCACAGACGGACTAACCGATATAGCAGCAAGAATAAGCGAGGAATTATATCATGAACGCTAATAACCACGCTAAGAACAGTCAGGACTTACCCGAAGTAGACGAGATAGATAAGATACTAGCTAGCATTAGAGGTAAGTCGTGGGAGGAATGGTCTAACATAGGTTTAGATAAAGACGGTCATTTGATAGCTAAAAAAGGTGCTGGTTATTCTGAATGGGGCGAACTCAAATCACGAATAAATAAACTCCTGATAGAAGCGGTTGCAACAGAACTTTATGAACTGGCTAAATCTTTTAAGGATAACGATGACTACAAAGGTTACATGGTCAAGCAAGTTATTTCTGCTAGGTGTAAATGGGTGTCAGATGACGGCAAAGTACACATCGGTATATCTGATATTGATGCTATTAAAGCCAGTTTAAAGGAGGGTACAGATGATTAGGTTCAGAGGACACAACTATAATTCGCAGATTAAACACACGCTTCTAAGCTTTAGGCATTGGTGGTTCATCAAAGGCTTTATGTCAGCACTCTGGCGTGGTGAAGAATATCTGACTTGGTTCGGTCACGGTGACGGTTGTTGCGACTACTGGACACCGATTGACAGCCCGAAGGCTCAGAAGGCGTTTATCCTAGACGACACGTTAGGGTTAGGCACAGCGGTTACTGAGCATCCAGAAGCCAACACCGATAACCAGAAGAACGCTAAGGGGTCGGGACTTCATAAAAGGAAAGGACAGGACAAATGAGTAAGACACACTGGGTTTTATTTAAAATAGGTCGCCTACGCATTGTCTGGGAAGCTAAAGGTGATAAGCTATGACAAATAAAAAAGCCCCCGATGAATTAAGGGAGATAGCAGAAGAACTACTAAACTTACCTAAAGGAAAGAACAAGCCTCTATGTTGGGACATGGACATATTAGTTAAATACATTTCTGACAAGATTGCTACCGAGCAGGATAAGGCAAGGATAGAAGAACTTAGAGCCTTAAACGAAGCACACTCTATTACCGATAAGGACATGGCTCATTACATCATGGGGCGTAAAGAGGAGCTGGAAGGAAGGTTAGGGAAATGACTAAAATTAAACAAATCTACTTTTGCTACAAATGGGGGCATTTTTACCGATTGCATGACTTGATGACGCTAAAGCAATGCTTGGTGCCTGGTTGCCACAAACTTAAGAATATGGAGTACTAATATGATTCGTTATTATTCATTCCCTCAAAGGTCGCCCCAGTGGTATGCCATGCGTAGAGGGCGCTGGACCGGCTCTACGGCGATAGACCTGCTGAGCGGTAAGAACACTCCACCGGAGAGCGATAGCGACTACGATAATCGATATATGCAGCGCGGGCGGATCTTAGAGCCGCTAGCGGTTGAGGCATACGAAATAAAATATAAGGTATCAGTAGCCCACTTCGGCTTCGTGACTAACTCAGACTACCCCCACG